TTCAAGCGGGCTTACACCATCCTCGACCGCATCGGCACCCGCGTGCTGCGCGATCCCTACACCAACAAGCCGTTTGTAGGCTTCTACACCACCAAGCGCGTGGGCGGCATGCTGGAGAACTCGCAGGCGGTCAAGCTGCTGCAGCAGGCCGCGGGCTAACCCCACCGGAGCAGGGGCGAGCAATCGCCCCTGTCAGCCATGGACCTGACCCAATACGTCACCGCTGAACAGCTGCGCATTCAGGCCCGCTTAGAGCCCGATGACGCCTCGCTCGACGGCACCCTGCAGCTGTACGCCAAGGCGGCCTTTCGGGCTATCGAGGCGGGCACGGGGCGCAAGCTGTATCCGCCGGGCGTCGACCTGCCGGCCGATGCACCGGAGAACGCCCTGCAGGCCAACGAGGATATCCAGCTGGCCATGCTGATGATGGTGGCGCACTGGTTCGACAACCCGTCGGCGGTCAACGTCGGCAACATCACCAGCGAGATTCCGCTGGGTTACCGCTTCCTGACTGATCATTACCGCTGGGTAAACCTATGAGCCTGCGCGACCGCATCCTGATCGAGCGCGAGAGTTCGGCGCCCGGCCCTACCGGCGCCCCGGTCAAGGCCTGGCAGCCGCTGTGCCGGCCCTGGGCCGAGGTCAAGGGTGTTTCCGGTCGGGCGTTTCTGGCTGCAGGCGCCGAGCAGTCGGAGGTCACCTTCGAGATTCGCATGCGCTACCGCGCAGACATTACCGCCGGGCTGCGCGTGACGCATCACGGCATCACCCTGGAAATCGTCGCCCCGCTGCCGGATGAACGCCGCCAGTGGCTGCGCCTGATGTGCAAGACGGTGAAACCATGATCAAGCAGAAGAAGCCGGCGCAGATTGTCGTGATAGGCGAGGGCACGCGCGCCCGCGTCGAGCTGGATGGGCTGAATATCTCCCGAATGTGCAGCGCCGTTACTGTCACGCATAAAGCTAACAATGCGTCGACTGCCAGCCTGACCCTGCACGCCGGCGCGGTGCGGATTGAGTCGCGCGGCGCTGTGTGCGTCGACGGCTCCGACCTCCCTGAATCGCTAGAGCTTGCTTTGCTTGAGTACCTGCAGAGCAAGCACGGCGGCCGCTGCTGATGGACGTATCACTAGACGTGATCGGCCTCGATGCCCTGGCCGATGACTTTCTGGAGCTGAGCCAGGCCCTGCAGCGCAAGGTGGCACGCGAGGCCGTGCTGGCCGGTGCTCGGGTGGCGCGCGACAAGGTGCGCGAGTCCGCGCCGGTGCGAACCGGCAGGCTCAAGCGCGGCACCGTGGCCAGCGTGGCGCGGCGCAGCGATACCCCTGGCGAAGCTGTTGCAGGCGTCAGGATCAGCGCACCGCGCAGCGACAAGCAGGCCCCGTTTTACTGGAAGTTCATTGAGCTGGGCACGCGCCACATGCTCGCGGCCCCGTTCATCCGCCCAACCTGGGACGCCGCCCTGCCCATGATCGAGGGCGCGACCATCAGCCGCCTGGCGGCTGGCATCGACAAGGCCATCACCGGCCTCTGAGGCAGCCAATGTTCTTGGAAGAATCGCTATATGCCCGCCTGGGCCCGCTGGCGGCTGGGCGGGTGTTTGCGGGCGTCGCGCCCGCGGACACCGTGAGGCCTTACATCACTTACACCATTGTCGGCGGCACCGAGGGCTTCACCTTCGGCGGGCCGGATGGCTCCGCGCGCGCCCAGGTGCAGGTCGACGTATGGGCCGCCGAACACCTGCAGGCCCTGCAATTGGCCAAGGCCGCCTTCGACGAACTGACCCGCTACCCGGCGCCCGGCTTTGGCTGCGGCGGCGTCCAGCGCCTGCCCGATGACCGCGAAAGCGACCTCTATGGCATCCGCTGGGAATACACCCTAACCCCCGAGGAGTAACCCCGCATGAGCGAGAAGAAATCGAAAAGCCAGTCGGCGCTTGGCCTGCAGCTGGGCATGACTGATACCGTGCAAACCGACCCCGCCGCCGCGGGTCTGGAATACGTCGAGCTGAATGTAATCATCAAAGATATCGACCTGCAGGACGGCCAGACCGACGAGCATGAAACCACCACCTTTGCCAGTGACGTCAAGGAATACGAAGGTGGCCTGTCCGACTCGGCCAACGTCACCCTGGCTGGCAACTGGGCGCAAACCGACCCGGCGCATAAGACTGTGATGAAGGCCAAGGGCGATGCCGGCCTGCGCGCCTTCCAGATCAAGCACAAGGACGGATCGACCGGCAAGTTTCTCGGCTTCGTCAAGCAGTACACCTACAAAGCCGGCGCCGGCGGCATTCTGGCTGCCACCTTCATGGTGCGCGTGAGCGGCGCGGTGATCTGGGCTGATCCCGTGGTGACGCCGTAATGGCGGCCCGCAAGGCGGCGCCCGCCGCCTCGCTGCGCGCCCAGGTGGTGGACCCGTTCCGCAACCTGAAAAGCGAAGTCGTCGATGTGCCCGAATGGGGCGCCAAGGTCGTGGTGCGCGGCCTGAAACTCGGCGAGTGGCGCGAGTACAACCGCATGGCGGCCCTGCTGTCGCCGGCGCAGGCCGAGGGTGATGCCCAGCCCGCTGCCGAGCGCGAGCGCGAGCCCTGGGAAGCCTTCGGCATCGACGCGCTCTATGCGTTCGTGGTGGTGGTCAGTCTGCACGACGAGAACCGCGCCCCGGTGTTCAGTGCTGAGCCGGTCCAGCGCGCCAAGGACGTGGCCGAGGTGGCTGCGACCTTTTCCGCCGTGCATGACCGCCTCGCCGCCAAGGCCTTCGAGCTGAGCGGCATCGGCATGGCCGAGAAGGGCGAGGCGCCACCCGATCCGGTGGACGAAGCGGGAAACGGCTAAAGGCGGAGCCTGGGTTAGCCTTCGCGCTGACCCTGTGCCTTCGCCTGGGCAAGACCCTCGGCGAGCTGGATCAGATGCCCGTCGAGGAATTCAACATGTGGCGTGCCTATGACCGCGAATCGCCCATCGGCGATATGCGGCATGATGTCATGGGGGCCATCATCGCCGCGGCACCGCTGCAGGCGGCCGGGGCGAAAGTTTCCGCGGCCGACATGCTGCCGCCCTGGGCGCGTGTCAGCGACGAACAGGCGCCCGAGGATGCGGAACCGGCAGACGCTGCCGAAACCTTCTTCGCCTTCCTGCGCGGCCGTGCGGCCGTGACAGCGAGCGAAGCCAACGCAACACCCAACAAGGAGCAACACCCGCAATGAAACGACTGTTAACCGCGGCCCTGGGCTGCCTCGCCGGCCTGACCTTTTCCGCGCTGGCCCTGGCCGCCCCGGCGGACGGCTACGACGCCGGCATGCGTGCCGGTATGGAGCTATCCAAAACCATGCTCGGCGGTGCCTACGCCGCCGGCATCACCGCCTGCCAGGATCAGGCGCGCGTCGTCACCCTGGCCGCCGAGGCCAAGGCCCGCGGCCTGACGCTCGACAAGGCCGGGCCGACCTTCGACCAGACGCCCGCCGGGCCGGTGGCTCGGCGCGTGTATGCCGGCGAACTGGAACCGCACCCCGCCGCGCTCGACCACCTGAACGACTGCCTGACGCGATTGCGCGCAAAGCTCGAATAGCCCGCGTTACCCGTCACGCCCAAAAGCCCGCCCCGTGCGGGCTTTTCTGTTTCTGAGGAATGCCCATGTCTGGACAAACGCTCCGCTCGCTGGTGGTCAGCGTTTCGGCTGAAACCAGTTCCTATCAGCGGGAAATGGCGCGAGCCAGCCGCATGGGGGCCAACTACCTGCGCACCATCGGTGACGGCAACCGCCAGGCCGCGGCCGGGTGGCGGGCGCAGCAGGCGGCGATTCAGGCGCAGAACAGCGCCCTGGCCGAGCTGACGGCCAACGCCGGCAACTACGCCCGCGCCATGCTCGGCGCGCTGGCGGTCGGCAATGCCGTGGCCGAGGCCGACAACTGGGGGCAGGTGGCGTCGCGCCTGAAGATGGCCACCGCCTCGCAGGAGGAATACCGCGCCGTCTCCGAGAAGCTGATGGAGATCAGCGACCGGACCTACAAGCGTTACAGCGACCAAGCCGAACTGTTCATCACCTCGGCCAAGCGCATGCGCGACCTCGGCTACTCGACCGAAACCGTCACCGGCTTTGTCGACGTGCTGGCCTCGGGCCT